GTACTCAGCACCTGACCGATGATCAGTGTGCGCTGTGTCGCAATTGCGCTGTTTGCCATTGAGTTATCGAACTCGACGTAAAACAGCGGTGCACGAATATTGTTAGGTACACGTGAAAAGGGTACGGTCATTATTCATTCTCCTTGACTGCCTTTTTAACTGCTTTTTCAGGCTGACATATTTCAACGTCACCGTCTTTTATGCGACGATGCCAAAACAGACTGTCTTGTACTTCTGTACAACCTTCGGGCAAATGAGTGCCCTTAACCGGGTCGCGTACACTGCGCCCGGCAACGGGTTTTACAAACATGGATTACTCCTGAAAATCGATTCTGAAATGAGGTTCGGGGGTGCCGTCAGGCATAGCGATTGTGACGTCGATTTCGTCCAGTTCTGCCGCTTCGATTTCGTAGAAATCTTCCGGGCCCTGGTAATACTCAATATCAAGTTCCATTAGCAACTGAGCGGTATGTCCCTCACCACTGGCATCAATACCAATCGTTGAACGAACCTGGGCAAACTGCTGAGTCTGACGAGTGAGTTCATAACTGTTAATTACCGCACGCTCTATCTGCTCGCGTAACCGCTCAAGGGATTCCTCAGCTTTAACTGCCCCATCGTCTTCCGCTTCGCTATCAAGTTCTTGCAATCGACCCGTGACACGGACTGTTGTGACAGTGTTAAACTGGGGCGCGTTACGGCCCAGTGACTGCTTAACGTCGATCGGCGTCTGGACAAGAATGATCGGGTACATATCTTCTGTTGTTGACCAGTCGCGGGGAGAATAAACCCGCGCTTCTGCATCGGTCTTATGTTTGAGCGCATCAATGACTAACGCCCTGATACCTGCCGCATTCATGATTTCACCCTGTTAAGTATTAATTTTGTCCCGCCGTGGCTATCGGGCTGAACATCAGCGACGGCAAACAAAGTATTAACCTGAGCACCGCCAACAAATACCCGATCTCCTTTTTTCGGCGGTGCCTGAAACTCAATGTCGCGCACACCCAAGACCGGGGATGTTGTATTGATGGTGCTGCCGTCATCCAGTGATTCGACTGTTTGAGTATACGCCCGGTCGAATATGCCGTTGATCGTGTAACGAGCGCCACTTGCGGGGCGGTATTCAACCATATCACCAAACACGTTGTGTAGCGGTTCAAGTAAATGCTGGTCCCAATTTATTCCCATCATCAAGCCTCATGACTGATTTTAACGCCGTCATTGACTGTTACTGTCGGGCCATGTTGAATCAGCGCCTGTTGTCGCAATTTGTTAACGTCAGCAACCACTCCCAGCTCAATCAAGCGATCGGCATCTTCTGAGCTTAGAATGAGTTGCTCGAACTGAGAATATTTTTTGCCATCGTGATGAACTGTTTGGCCTTTCAGCACAACAAAGGCAATCAGGTCATCCGGAATGTCCTGTTCTGGCAGGGTATCCTGATTTTCTTCTTCAGCTACCGGTGGCGTTTTTTGCTCCTGACCGTCAACCATTAGTTCGGGCGGCAAACCGCCCAGTTCATTTTCATCCTGCGTCTGTTTATTCTTCGCCATATCACACCACCGTCGCACACAGTGCCGCATTTACACGGCTTGGAATGACCAGCGGGGCCGATTGCATCATGAGATAACGCTGCGCCGGATCTTCTGTCATCCAACTTTTGGGTGCAAAAGCCAACGCACCATAGGTGAAAGCAGGATCAAGAATAATACCAAACGCACGAGTCCCCATCAGGTCAGCACCAGTCATTATGACTGTACCATCCGGCAACATCGGTTTTTCAACACCATCAACCGGATCAATAAACCAGTCGTTGTACAACCATAAATCAAAGTTGCCCCACCGCCCCTTGTAGACTGCGCCTTTTTCAATTCGTGGCCCGATATCAACCTGATTGCCGTATGGGTTCAATGCCGGGAATGTGATGGCGTTGTCTTTGATGCTGGTATCAAGACGGAACGCTTTCCAAGATGAAGCCGTAAAGACTAAATCAGTCGGTACAGCCCCAGACTCTTTCAGAATCAACGTTTGCCATTTCTCAATATCATCAGAAGGCTGCGTGTTTGTTGTGCCAGCAGCGACTTTCATCGGCCACTTATCTGAGCCACTTAACGTGATAGTCAGATCACTTGAACGCCCGAAATCAATCACGGTAGTCGGAAAGCCATCACCGACTACCGTGATTTGTGATTTGACCAGTGCATTTGCCGCCATCCATTCTAAACGCCGGTTTAGCATGTCAATCTGGTCAGTCATTTCGAACTGCAAGTTCAGTAATTCTTTTTCAGCAGGAGAATACTCACCGCCGATACGCTCACCAATCTGGCGACGAATCGGTTTACGTAAATCCGGGGCGCGCTTATCTTTGATATAAGCCGGCTTGAAAGTGTTGGTCTGATATTTACGGCTTTCGACTAACTTCCCTTCAACCAGTGGCGACACGAACGGCGCCATTCGGCGTTTACCGATATCCACATCGATAGAAACCTCTTCTGTGTCGTAAGTGACGATATTTGGAAAGAATCGGTCTAACAACCAGTTTTGACTAGTCATCAGATTCGGGACGATTTGCACTAATACGTTAGTATCGTAAATGCTAATATTATTACTCATGCAATTTCTCTATATGCAATGACTGGTAGCCAAAGCCACCAGACTGAATTTAAAACGAGCGCATCCCTGCCGGATGAATGGCATTAAATGCAATAATGGGGTAATGAGATTAGGCTATCGGAGCCTGAATAGCGTCGCGGATGAAAATCGCAGAAGGACGAAGCGCGATTTTCAGATCTTCTAGTGTCCAGCTTTTATCGAATATCAAGCGATTCTGATTAAACTCACCCAGCAAATAAACCCCGCATGATTTTGATTCTGTTGTTGTATCGACATCATCAGCGAGAATGGCGATAGGTTTCTCTCTGCCATCTGTGCCGGTCTTAACGCTCAAAACATACTCTTTTAATTCAGTGATAAGCCCTAAAACTGTTCCGCGCTTCAATAATCCCACTTTTGCAATTGTCACTGTGTCAGTCACTAGTTGCAAAGGACCTGAGACTAGCTGATCGGGAACGAACATTGTTGACGTCATGCCGGGGGCGAATGGGTTTTGTCCAATCTGTTCCATTATTTTTTACCTTTTACAGAGTTATAGAGACTTGCCGCATTAGCAACTAATGCCTCAACAGAGCCGCTAGCGGGTTGTCGGGCATCAGGGCCGAGGCGCACTTGCTGTGCCTGTTGCATGCGCTCATCTAATGAAGCGCGGCGCGGGGCTGAAACACTCCCCATTGCGGCCAAAGTGCTAATCGCTTCGCGTGCAGACATGCGAGTATTGAACGCTAAATGCGCTGCCATGTCGGGGCGATTTGCTGCGTGTTTACTGCCGAAAATAGCTGCACAACGTTTCCGTTCGGCGCGGCGACCCTCTTTTTTATCGTCATCCTCTTCCGCATCGGCATCATCCTCTTCCGCCCGGCGAGACTTAGCCTTTTTGCTTTTCTTAGATGAGGTGTCTTTGTCATCATCATCTTCCTCAGCGTCAGTATCATCGTTATCCTCATCAGCCTGGGTATCGTCATCCTCTTCTTCGGCGTCTTCCTCGTCGCGGTCCTCTTCTTCGGCACGACGGGATTTCGCTTTTTTGCTTTTTTCTTTGTCGTCATCTTCTTCTGACGCTGATTTTTTGAGACCCAGCAAGTGGGCGAATTTCAAACTAGCCATCTATTAAGCTCCTGATTCACTCAGTAATTTTCGGAATGCCGCATCGGGCGTGATAACCTCGTCAGCTAATCCCAGACCAACACCCTCAACAGCCAAAAAACATGCCGCTTGAGTGTCACGAATCGTTTTTTCAGAAATGCCCCGGTTCCGGGCAACCGTACTCACAAACAGTTTTCCCATCACGTCTACGTCATCCTGTATTGCACCGCGGGCCTGTTCAGTTAACGGCACATACGGATTACTTTCAGCTTTGCGGTCTCCATAAGTAATTATTGTCACTTGCAGACCATCTTCTTTAATCCGTTGCGACCAATCGCAGTGAATGACAATCACCCCGATTGAACCGACCCCGCCAGTCCGGGGAACATGGATTTTGTCAGCGGCACTTGCTAACGCATAAGCAGCAGAGTAAGCGTTTTCGGATAAAATAGCGTGAATCGGCTTTGTTCCGCGTGCTGAATAAATCTCATCCACTAAGTCAAAGCACCCGGCCACTTCTCCGCCCGGTGAGTCGATATCTAAACAGATGCCATTAACTTCAGGATCATAAAGCGCAGTAAGAAAGGATTGCCTGATACCGTCATAACCCGTCATGCCGCTATAAGGACGTAGCGAACCCAATTTTTGTACCAGCGTTCCTTGAATCGGTATCACGGCAATGCCTTCAACAACGTCATAACCGGCATCGTTTTTAGGACGTGAAAAACTGCCGTCATCGTCCCAATCTGACATGGCATTAATCCGCGTGATGCCGAACCGGTCAGTCAGTGCGGCCATCACGACTTCAGCTTTGCGCGGATGTAATGC